CCAATGCTTCTTCATAAATTGCGGAATTCCCGCTAAAGCACGTCGTGAAGCAACGAAATTGGCAAAAGAACTACCATAAAATTTTCTTACTTTCTCTCTTGCTTTCGTGTCTGGTAATAACTCATTAACTTTGCTACTTGCTTTATAAATAGCTTCTGAGCGCAAACCGTTATTCCAACATTCGAGAGTTCGATCTACTTCCGCTTGAATATCAAAATTTTCATTGAATTCACGGGGAACTTGAACAAGGCTCTCGTCCATAACATCTCTCTTAAGACAATGTTTCTTAGATTTCATTATTGGAAATCCAGCCGATGTGTCATTTGGTAGACCACCTAGACCGAATTTACCAATTCCATCCATCGCTTCTTCTTGAGTATAAATGCGTAACATATCTTTAGCTTCAGGATCATCCTGTATAGCAACAAGAGTATGCTCAGCATAATCATTAATAGCTTTGAGAAGAATATCACCTTCATAATGTTGAACTGGATCGTGCAATTTATTAAGCGTTTTCATCGTTTTCGCTGTATCATTAGGCGAAGTTGGTGGACGATGTTTCCTCTCGCCAAGATTTTCAGTAATACCTTTAAATATAGTTTTCATATAAGGTGTTCTTGCTCGACTTTCCAACTTCTGTCCATCCTTCAAAACTTCTCCTAAGAAAGAAACGACAGTTTTTTGTTGTTGTCCATCTTCTCTTAAATATAAAGGCTTTGAATTTTGGATCGTAAAAGGTTGATCATACATATCAACTCTAACCTCACTAGATGAATGTACAACAAGAGTAGGACTCTTCTTGTCAAGTTCTTTTAAGGCAGTGTCAATTTGACTGCGAATAACGCAAGTAGACCAGCCACGATAAGCATTAGGTATTCCAGCAACATGAAATCCATAAATAATACCTTTCTCGGCATCCATAACAACTGCTCCACATAATCCTCCAAATCCTTTGAATTCCGCATCATATGCTAGACCTCGACCTTTTGGTATAGTTAAAACAGTAAACTTTTTACGTTCACCCCATAACAATCCATTATGTTCAAGAAATCCTGCATACTTAACGTCTTCATGTATTGGACGACTAGCATGTCTTGAAATTTTCACTTCATTCTCTGGAGATTTCCACAACATGACCGTTGATCGGCCATAAAATGTTGGGTATTCCTCAGGGAAAAAGTTACTATAATTATTACTCGCTGGACTTGAAGCCAAGTGAATAAAAGCTTGATCATGCTCGCGATCAATATAACAAAATTCTTCAGTTAATTTTTGATCTTTTGTACGAGCACAAGGCACACCAGGTGTAGTAGTTGTTTCAATATCAAAAGGAAAAGTGTAAGGTATAATATGTGCTGGTACCATGATCACATTAGATGCAACCATGATTCCATTCACAGTACCATATGTTTGACCTCTAGATTTGATAACGACAACCCTTAATGATCGTGCAATAGATAATTGTAAATCTTTGCTCGTTGTTGTTTTAGAAAACGCAGAATCTTTAGGAGGTAATCGAGAGTATCCTTCCTTGTAATCGCGTTGATCTTGCATTTCAAATACAAAATGACCTTTTCTAGGACTATCTAGAACTTTCGTGAATACATCGTGTGTTAAATCAAGGTAAGTAGTCTTATCCTGTGTCTTAAACATCAAAGTCTTCATAATACGGTACATACCATATGTAAAGAAAATAGCACCACTCACAGCAAAATACTTTTTAGCATTATTCTCTAAGTGTTCTTTGATATCGAGACAAAGTGACGACAATTGATCGGTTCTTCTGTCAAGCTCATCATCAATAGCTCTAATAGTTTCCGTATAACGAAAAGCAATAAATCCAAGTGTACCCATAGCAATTGTTTGAGTAGCACGAGCACCAAGTAATGTACTAAAAAGAGCACTAGCAACTATAGTAGTAATCGCTCCAACGTAAACATTACGATCGTCATGGACCTTTTTTGCTAACTTCATTGTAGCAACAGTTCTTCTAAAGAAA